TGGAGCAGCAGGTTCAATCATATTCTCAGGAACACTTTCACCTGCTATCTTCTCAGGAATCTTTGCTTTATTATATATATCTGTTAGTTGGGATTTTGTTAAAATATTATTAGCATTTTTATTATTCACAAATACTACTTGTGATGGAATGTCTTTCTGTTTATTTGCTATTGCCTGTGCTAATCTATGATGTCCATTTATTACCTTATATATTCCAGTATCAACATTATATAAAACTCCTATTGGATTAGTAATAATAGTTTTATTTGGAATGGCTTTATCAACAACTTCTGTTGTTTCAAGTATGTCAGTATCTAAATCCATTTTAATAGAAGTAGCACCAGTCAGTTCATTTGTCTTAAATCCACCTAAAAACTCCTCAGCTGTCTTAAACTTCTGTGCTTCTATAAATCGTGGTATGAGTCTTATCTTTTGATTTGATACTTCATTCTTTATCATTAGACTTTTTGATGTGTTCTCATCTTTTACAAAAGGAATCTTTGCAAACCCTGCACGGTTCTCTGATGTCTGTGACTTCACAAAGTCTTTAGCCTGTTCACTTCTAACAGTATCAGTTGTAAGCCCTGCTGGGCCACCAAGTAAGAATCCGAAGAATGCTGCTTCACCAACACCAGCAAGTACATCTCTATTCTCGTCATACACTTGTGCCACAACATTAGCGACAATCTCCTGCAAACTTTCTGTACCACTCTCAAGTGCGCCTTGTTTTAGAATACGCTGTGTTACTTCTTTAAGAATACTGCGTTTCATTTTCTTACCAATAGGACTTCTTGTTAAGGCTTTCCCAATAGGGATTGTATCAATTAAACCATTAGCAATACCAACCATTAACATTACCTTCTCTGCGGTTTCATCATCTGCACCAAATGCTTTTGCGTCTTGATATGCAAAACCACCCTCAAGCGAAGCAGAAGTTCCAAACGCAACAGCACCAGCAACAAACGGGCCACCAACAGGAAGTGTTGCTAGACCTATCCCATAACTAGCTGCGAGATTAGGTAGATTTTGTCCAAGTCCGCGTGCTGTCCATTTTGGGTCTCGTATCTTATTCATAAATGTTTGACCATCATGAATATCAATACCCTTAACTACTGTAGATAGTTTCTGGTCGCTATTTGCTGTATCAAGCAACTTCTGTCCTATCTCCTTATAAATTTTCTTTGTAAGCACACCTGCTGTTGATCCAAGTGCTGATCCTGCTGCAAGCGTACCACCTCGTAAACTCTCAGTAAATACTTCAATAGCAGACATGTCCTCTTGCTCTTTACGTTTGCGCTTATCTTCTACTTTCGTAAATCTACGTTGCCCTGAATCAGGAAGAATACCGACTGTAGATGGTCGGCCTAGCACAACATTCTTTTGTATGCGTTGTCCTATGTCTCCAACCTGCGCATTAACTGGGCCTAAACCAAGGTTCAATCTCTCATTAATAGTCATTGGTTTGGAACGTGGTGCATCAACATTGAACTCCAGTCTGCTCGGTCTTGGTGTAAAGGTTTTTATTGGCTCTCTACCAAAAAACTGCTTCCCTATTCGTTGTTGGGGATTGAAACGTAAAATGTTCTCAAGTGGACTAACTTGAGTTTTCTTCTTAGTATTTTTTGTAAGAAGCGGTATAAGGTTACCAGACGAACCTTGACCGCTACCTACAGAAGTGTTTGACTTCTTCTTTGGTAAAAGCGGTATTAAGGACATATTATGATTGTAATTCTTTTAGAATCTCACGATCTTTATACCCAGCATTACGCATTTCCCTAACTCTTGCCATATAGGTTTCTTCAGCATACTTCGTTACATCTACTTTATCTCCTATGCCTAAGAAGCCACCCTTCATATATCCAGCGTCTTGTGCTGCTTTTTTAAGTGTCTCACCATATGTATTTACAAAGTAATCTGCACTCAGGAACTGTCTATTTTCTGTTTCAGTATCTGCTTCTTCGGTTAAGTCTCTACCGAATGTACTATACAATGCGTTCTTCTGTTGATCTGAAAGATCTGTTGCACCAACAATATCATCAACTGTATTACCATTTTGAATATTTGTTTCAAAGTTTTGTATATCAGTTTGTAAAAACCCTGCACCTAGTAATGTATTGATATTAGATGTACTAAATGTAAATTCATCTTCATAATCACCCGATGGTTGATTCGCTCTATTAGCTGATGCTGTTTGTGCTGCTTTTAGACCACGTTCTTGATCGTATCTTTCACGTGCAACACGACTCATAGCCTCCCATGTTGATTTTAGTTCTGGGAATGCCTTTAAGAATAACTCAGGTGCTTGTCCTGACTCTAATGCTTCTGGGCTAAATGCTAGTTGGCGTAATACTTCCATCTCAGCGTTATTAGCAGCTTTCTCTTCAGCACGTTGTAATGCGGCCATACCGTTACTAATCAATCCAGTAGGCATACCAGCTACTTGTTCAAGTTGAGCAATTTGTTCAGGTGATGTTCCTTCTAAAGCCATTGGGCCAAAGGTAGAGAACATATTAAAGACTTGGTTCTGTATTCCAACTTGGAAGTCTTGTTGTCGTTGATAGTTACGTGATTCAACATCTGACTTTAATTGAAATTCTTGTATCTCTTGACTTCTCATATTCTCACCAACAGTAGATGCCATTGATAGTACATTACCAAAGTTTTGAATCTGTCCTTGATAACTTGTGATCTGTTCATTAATACCTTCAATCTCTGGAGTAATTGCTGATGCATCAGCGCTTCTTAATGCTGATTGTTCTTGTGGAGATAATGATCGTAATTCTTCTGGAGTAATTTCACTAACTCGATCAAACTGTGCTTTTAGTAATGCATTCTTTCTAGTCTGAAGACTTGCTGGATTTAATCCTTGATACGTTTTAAGTACGTCCATTAATGCAGTATTAAATTGACCAAAGCCCTCTTGTGATGGAGCTTCAGGTACAGGTGGTGGAGGAGTAAGTCCTCCAAATAATTGTGAGGTTGATCTTGATTGTTGGGACTCTGGACGAGCAGCTATTGGAGTAGTTGGTGGTGCTCCTTCGTATCCTATAGCACGTTCATTCGCGCCCATAAGGAAAAACCCCTCACCAAATAATTGTGATGCTTGTCTTGACCCTGATAATACAACCTCCTTTTGACCAGTCGTAGGATTAATGAGGGTAGCGAGTTTTGTATTAATCATATGTTTATTATAGTTAATTTTATTGTAAAAGTAAAGACCTTTTTGCTCTATAGGCAGTTTCAAGTTCGCTAGCTCTTTGTTTTTCTGACACTAACTTACTACGCTCTAAGCTTCCTTCAATACCATCAGATAGTGAATATAGTGGTTGTTCTTCACCAAACTCTGCTTCTCTTTGACCAGCTATAAATGTTGGGCGTGCTAATCCTTGTGATGCACCAAGTCCTTGTCCAAGTGCTTCACTTCCTAAGAATCTTTCACCTGCTAATACAGATTCACCCATACCAAATCGTAAAGAATCTCGTGATCGACCTACGTCACGATTTGCTTGTTCTGCTAATTTACGTTCTGATTCTTGTCGTCTACCAGAAAATGTTAATCCACGTTCAGCAGATCCTGCAGCGATTTCATCATACGTATCTTCTACTCCTCTAGTATAATCTGCTTCTTGTTGTTCTTGTAGTTTTAGATTACGAGAAAAATTAGTTTTAAGATCTGTAATAGCATCATCTGTTATACGTTGATAGTAGGGATCCATTTCTATTTTAGCTTGCTCTAAGAATCCAGCAGCTATCTCTGGAGTTATTTCAATATCAGGTAGTGGTTGTTCTCCCTTTGCGATAATGCCATCAAGTTGAATTTCAAGTTGGTCTAATATTTCATTGAGTGGCCCGGGAATATCTACACGACCGGGTTTTCTTAATACATATCCAACACCATCTTCCCATGCGTAACTCAAATTCCTCATAGCATCTTGCTTCCTTTGATCTCCAATATGCTTTAAGTCAGATGTATTAATTGGTGCAGGTGCTACAGCTCTAGGAATAATTGGTTTAGGTGGAGCTTTCATCGTAACACTTGTACCACTAGGGCTAGATGCTGGTTTTGTAAGCACTGGTTTTACACTAAAGGTTGTTTTAACCGTACCTGCTCTTGGATCAACTATAGTTACTCTTGAACCCTTACCTGCTCCATATATATTTTGAGTGTTCTTTAGAAGAGCACGTTCTAATTCACGTGTTCCTTTCCCATACCACATCTCTTGCTCTGGAAGAGATGGTGTACGACCAAAGTATGCTCGATAATAACCATCGATTATTTTTCGAGATGTTTCATTCTTTGGTAGTTGATAATTATTATCTGATTGTGTTGCCATATATTATTTGTTATTTATTATATAAATTTTATAAGTCCAACTATTGCGGCTATAAGAAGTAGAATTATTGAAACAAGAATACTAATATATTGCTTCTTATTTGAAAGCATAAAATCAACAATAGATTCCCTTAGATCACTTACCTCTTTTTTCACTTCTTCAATCTGATGTGGTAAATGATTCTCTACACGTTTTTTAATGTAACTAACAGTCTCTTTAGTGTATTTATTATCTGCCTCGAGGGTAGTCACTCTTTCGTGTATTTTTATTTTGTCTCCGTTTTCCATAATTATTTGATTAGATTTTCGTTTAGTCTTTAGCTATTAATTCTCCCTCAAACCAAGTAAGGTCTGTATCACCTTCGTACGTTGGGCTTCCAGCACCTGCTTCATAGTTTGTTACCCAGAAGTCATCACCAGCGTCAAGTTTAACCAAAGTTGTTGATTGAAATGCTTGACCACCAGTAGACGCTGCTTCCCTTCTATATTTTCGTATAACAGTTCCTTCATGAAGGAAGTTGATACCATATCTTATATTTGCTATTGTTGTTGTTATCCAAAGTTGGCAAGTAAATCTATATTTACCAGAAACTGGTGCGGTAAATTTACCAGTACCAGTTGCATAGTTACTACCATCATCAAATTCTTCTGCATTAAATACTATTGTTGAACTATCTCCGTAAGAAGTATTACTCGAAAGGTATGCTCTGAAGCCTATAAACTGTGGTTTAACATCTCCACTTGTTACAGTAAATGAATCTTCATCAAAAGAAGATATACCTTTATTACTTGTTGTAGCGTCTTCTCCAGAGATAACACCTGCAGCTGATATATCAATACCTTCTCCTGCGCCACCAAATCCTAAATTACCAGCAGCATCTGAATATAACGGTGAACCAGCAGTCCCAGTATCAGCACTTGGCAGAACCCATATCTGATTTGCTGTAAGTGCTGGTGCTTCAAATCCTACGTAGTTTGCTCCTTCGTAGAAGCGTAGTTCGTTGTTAGAGCCACCTAGATTAAGTGTTCCGTTTATTGTTACTAAGTCATTATCAAATTCACCGTATATAAGTGGTGTAGCTGAATTAGAATTTTCTATGTAAAGTTTGTTTGATGCTGTTGCAGCGGATCCAGCTTGATACCCTATAAATATATTGCCATCTTCAGTAGTCAAGGCATCTCCAGCGTCAGTACCAATTAGTATATTTTCAGAACCAGTAGATAGTAACGAACCTGAACTTCTCCCAATTATAGTATTATTACCACCACCGTCTAAGCTCCATGCAGCTCTATACCCAAGAATAGAATTATAATTAGATGAGTTACTATTACCTCCAAACATAGCTCTTTCTCCAATCACTGAGTTACCAATACCAGCCACCGTGTTGTACATTACTTCACGTCCAATCCCGATATTACCATATCCAGTTGTTAATGATGCAATCGCCTGTTTACCAACAGCTGTATTATAATCTGCTGTCTCTGCATTAAATAAAGTCCCGTAACCAATAGCTGTATTGTCCTGACCAGAGGTTAGTGTCGCTAATGAATGACCACCAACACCAACATTATAACTTGTTGTTGTAATATTCTCTCCAGAGTTTAATCCAAGGAAAACATTCCCTATGCCAATAAACATTGCAGGAAAATCATACCCACCATCGTTTATAAGAATTCTCCCAAATGTGGTATTTTCTCTATAAATTGCGTTTCCACCAGTTAAGCCAGCGTCTGCTGTATTATCTGGATAGGTTGTAGTTGAATTGTCTAATATTGTTGTTAAAAGATAATAATAAGATGGACTAGAGGCTTTGGTCCTATATATTTTTCTCTCTATTACATCCCCAACAGTTGATACTGGAATATTTGTTAAATCAACTTGTTGATTACCACCAACAGTTGTTACTAAGTTTGACGTTGCCCCTATATCTGTTTCCCCATAGTCATTTACAAAGGTAACTTTATAATAATGGTCTCCAACGTCTATATTACCAGCCACGCCAGCTAGTGCTGCGGTACATGCTATTGGTTTTGGAATAGATTGGAAGATTATATCACCACCATATTGTAATTTTATGTTACCACCTTGACCAATCGTAATAGCATCTGTTTCTGACGTCGTGAGACTCATTGTCCCATCAACTAAGATACGAACATTTGCTGCGGCTGCTAATTGATTAGCTTCACATCCAAATATACCAGAAGCATTAATTATAATACCAGCACTATCACCACTACCATCGCCAACAGTTTCTGAGGTTTGTATGATTCCATCTACGTCTACATTGAAGATTGTTTTGTTTATTATTCCACTTGAAAATGTTGGTGCGGAACCATCTGTAGGAATATTAAATACTTCACCTAACGCTGTATCATAACCTCTTAGTCCAGCAGAGTCCATTATTACTCCATTGTTTCCTATGTCTACTGTCGCTGATGTTTTAATAATGCCACCATATAATTCGGTAGCTGTAATTGTAGTCCCACCTATTGTCCCTGATTGAGCTGTTAAAGCCCCAAATTGGTCAACTGTAAATAAAGCGTTAAAGTTTATTCCAGTGGCAGAATCAATGTCCATGTTTCCATTAGATAGATTTGTAGTGCTTAATGCCCAACCACCTATCGTACCGCTTGATGCGGTAATCACACCTGCCTCAGTTACATTGAATGGCGCACTTGCAGGGGTAGCATGTCCAGCGAAGAATCGTATATCGTCTCCACCGGTAACCGTACTCAACATACCAACAAGACCTGCTGCGTCTTTTATAGCATCTGATGTTACTATCCATCCTCCGATAGCACCAGATGTAGCTGTGATAGATCCGGTGATTGTTGCTGATGTAGCAGTGAATGTACCATCCTTACCTACTCTAAAAGGCGCTGAGGCGTACGTAGCATGCCCTATGGCGAGTCTATACGTCGCATCTGATGCATCTGCCGTAAATATGTCATTTCCTGTTCCTAGGACGATTTTCTGGTTTGTAGCATCTAATATGAAATTAGTTGCTGTCATTGTAGATGACGCTAGTGTGAACCCGGCAATCGTACCAGATATAAATTTAACTACACCCGTTTTTAGAATATAAGCGTTTGCATTATCCTCACTTGAAAGTATGTCACTAAATTCAGCTCCCCAATATGCACTACCTGATTGACTAACGTGGAATGAGTTTGCTTCACCATTTTTAGATGGAACGTGTAATTGGCCACCGACAAGTTCACCAGTAAAGATTTGTGTACCGCCACCAGCTTCTCCACCACCTTGACTCGTACTGCCAATAGAAGGAGTTGTTTCACCACCTAGTTGTGGTACAAAGTTAAAATGAGACTTTGATGTAAACAAAGTTTTACCGTCACCCTCTTCTCCTTCGACTATTACTCTATATAATCCTTTATCATAACCGAGATCGAAAATTCGTAAGTGATTGTCTAGTGGATTTTCTTCTGTGGCTATTGTTGGCATACTATTTAATTACTCCGCTTCTAACTCCTCTTAATATTTCTATCCCTTCGAATATCCATTGTTCTGCTGATGTGACTCCTAGAAGTTTGAATCGGACTCTATGACCTTTAATATTTACATCACTACTTCCAAAGATTGTAATGTATTTTCTAATCTGTCCTATTGGATGCCATCGTTCTTCATCATCTACTTGGAATGCTATTTTCATTCCTTGAGCTTTTGATGCGATGGTTGCTAACTTATTAATTGTTGATGTGGCGGATGCTATTGCTCCAACTTCGTAATATCCAGTTACAAGTTGATACGAGATCCCTGTGGTGTTGTCTGTATTCCCAGAGTTCCATGTATGAACATACCCATCAGATCCACCTACTATTCGTGAATCAGTTGTACCGCTGATATATCGTGTTCCAATTCTCATTCGATCTGCTGTTGAATATATAGTCCATACTTGACTTGAGATTGTGTATCGCAATACTACGTTGGTAAATGTAACGCCACTAAGCGTCACATCACCTACTGAGAAGTAAGCATGGTCTCCGTCTTCCCATGAAGCGACACTTCCATATTCACTTGAGGATACGTTATCTATGAAATCAGATATTGGTCGTGATATTTCATTTGGGTACCCACCTGCATATACATATATGCCGTTAGGGTTGTGATACATAATACCCATCTTTGTTTCTACAACACTTTCCTGTGACCATGTTCCTATTGAGATTAATGGATCAGGATCTGTTCCTTCAACTCCACGCCATCTGTAGATATAATTCTTTTTGAATGTAAGAAGTTCTAATCCATATCGTTTCAATGCGGTAAAGTTATCTCCATCATTCGGATTAATGTCTACAAAATCAGATGCTACTGTCCATGTAACAACTCCAGATGAGTTTGGTATGGATGAGTAGTAGAGACGATCAGTATTATTCCCTATATAAAGTCTTGATTTGTATACTTCAACTAAATGACCAACTGGTGCATCTCCAATATCAAGGTTTCCTCCTGTTGTGGCCCAAGCTGTAGCTGGGTTCCCGTTCCATGACTTAGCATTGTCTGTACCATTAACACGTATTACTAAATCAGAGAATGTTGCGAACCGAGTCTTTAGATCCTTCGTATCGTCTTCGAGTGTCTTAGTCCATGTACCTGAATTGTTGTAATAAATGTCATTGTTCGTTCCATCAGATACAACTGCTAGTGCTTGATTATTTGTTCCGGCTCCTGCATCTCTAAAGTCATACAATCCAAGTATGTTTTTATCAGATACTATTTGATCTCCAAGTGCTGTGTATCCTAGACGACCACGTATCGCTCCTTTTGAATCGAAGTGACAATTTATGCCTAATTCTACTGAATTGAGTGGACGCATGTATTCTGATATTTCCTTAGAACGGTAAACACCTGATGCAAAGTCTCTAAGTGGTATTACTGGTAATGATTCTTCTGACATTATTTTGTTCGTTTATATCTTGGATATTGTGGTATGAGTCTTATCTTTTGATTTGATACTTCATTCTTCATCATACGTGCAATTCCTATACTGAATAATTTATAATCAGGATCAGAGTCAGAACTCACTCCTTGATTACGAGCTTTTCGAATAGAGTAGATGAGGTAATTAACATAAAAGTCATACATTGGTTCATCGAATGTATCTGCATCAGAATCGTTTGCAACTACTGCTTTGTAGTAATCAATCCAAATGTTTTCTCCATGATATGATTCGCCAACTGCAACATCAAAGTAGATTGTATTTTCAAATACAGTGAATTGAAGTGGTAAACCAAAGTTACCATTTTGCCATGTATTCGTTCCAACTACGTGAGTTGCATCAATTGATCCAGTCCCAGATGCTGGTACTCCAGAAAGTGTATTAGTAGCATCATCCTTTGATGTGTATGTAATACTGTTCTTTGATCCAGATGTCCAAATAGCAACTGTTCCACTGTCTTCAAGGTCTGCGGTGTCTGCAAGTACGAGTGTAGTATCCCCGGATGCTGTTTGTGTCGCTACTGTTGTAACTGCAACTCCTTCATATTCCTCGTCCCATTCACGCTTTGTCATGGTTGTCATATTCTCCTCAGTACCAATATGTATTGCGCTAATGTTTTTAGTTGTATTACGATCTTGTAGATTAGTTGGAGTTGTGACTGAACGTTCTCCTGCTGATACTGTTCCAAGATCATATTGGAATTCTTGTCTAAATGACCAGCGTTTTAATGAGTCGTGTACTATACGCCTTGCTTCCCATAGTTCGTCATTGAGGTATTCATCGGTAATAACATTACCAATCTTTTCGTTTGTTTTACCTAATGCACGTTTCTTAACTGAGTAAACAGTATTGTCACCAAACCCAGATCCAAGTAATGAATCAGAGTATGGGGAATATGTCGTGTCCGTACTATTCTTGAAACGTATTTTGTAGTATGTAGCGGCAGTACCAGTTGTATGAAGATATATTGTTTTATCTTTGTCTGGTTGAATAGCAACTGTTGTCAAGAGCGAATACGTAGAATCATCAGATGAGGTATAAATCTCTACCATATTATATGGGATGAATCGTACTTCTGTATCTTGTGTATGAGCGTAGCTAGTAGATGGTGAAATGCTAGATAGTGTTGTGGCTGCAGATGCACCAACTAATAACAATTCAGCGTATTCTGTTTTGTAATCAGCAACGATATATGTATTAGCACTAAATCCAGTACCACGTTGTACTGTGAATGACGATGCACTAGCAGCCGCATCGGCTGTTAGATATGTTGATTCAAGGTTTTTTAAGTCTGGATTCAGAATAAAAACCTCTATACCAACATTTGAATTATTTGTTCGTATTGTTGGTTTCATCGTGTTGTATTAATTATTGTCGTCTTTGTACCCAGACATCACAATCGGTAGTTCCATCAGTAGTACGTACGTAAGATACTCGAAGATACTGGAATGAATCTTCAGGTGATATTGTATGTACTTCACTTGTATCAGACGAAAGTGTTGGAGCAGCTGCTCTCAATAATGTTTCTCCATTTGTATTCGTAGCATTTGTAATCAATTTGTTATATACAACCCAATTTGTACCATCGTTTGAAACTTCAACTTCGAAGTTACTACTTCCTGAATCATGATCTGCGCGAGTGAATTGTATTGTTACAGCACTTGCGTCACCAATCTTTACTTTTGCTGCGTCTGCTGCAGCTACAGTAGCTATTGAGCCATTTATAACTGGGAATAATTCTCCTGTCATCTTTTTTATATTTAAGTTTATTAGTTTATAAGAAGTGACTAACTTCTTTATTTTTTTATATTAAGACCTTTGTACTAAGGAGAAAGAACTTCTCCCTAGATTCAAAAACCTGAATGTTAACCGGCAGCAGTCATAAGAGCGAAGTGCCATGTAGTACCATCAGATGCAACAAGATATGTTACTCCTGACGAACTATCTTCAACTACTCCTGTAAATCCACCTTTGGTTTTGTTCCCAGCTCCGAAGGCAGTATCAAATTCTGCACTTGTAGGTGTTGTGACTGTTAAGTCAGCAGTTGTACCTAAGATGCCTTGAACTCCAGCAGCAGCAGTGATTTGTCCTGTTACAGCTAACGTACCAGCGATAGTTGTATTACCACCAGCAGCGACAGCAAATACAGAAGCATTGTCATCGTTACAATTAATGAACTTACCATCACCAGTCATTGATGCTCCACCGTTATCGAGGTAAAGCATATCACCAGTAGTGATTGCATCCATAGTTACCACAATACCTTTAGCGGTTGTTGTAGCACCTGCCATAGTTACTTCAAGTCCTCTAGCAGCACCTGTAGTTACAGATGGGATAGAAACTGAAATACCGACAGGTGTACTTGTTGTGTCTCCAGCAGAGATAACTTCAAGAACTTCACCATCGTGAGCAGCTGCGTTCGCATTGAACTTAGCTAAAGCTCCAGTTGATATAGATGTTGAATTAACATCCATTAAATCAGCTGTAGTAATAGTGTTGTTAGTTACAGCAACAGTATTTGCATTATCAGCATCTATGATTGTTAATGATCCATCACTTAGTAATGCATCACCAACTGTCATTGTGAAATCACCTGCAGTCTGAACAATGTGCCCAGAAGTTAGAGTAATATCACCTGCTGTTATTGTGATTGAGTTTGTGCCTGCAGCATTACCCTTAATAACAATTGCACCATCTTCACCGAGAGTGAAGACATCTTCTGTTCCAGTTACATCATACGCACGGAGGTATTGTCCACCGTTTAATGTAGCTTCAGTTAACTCAAGATTAAGTAAAGCACCAGTAGTAAGTGATGTAGATTGAAATTCTACAACACCACCAGTAGTAGCTGAACCAGTACTATGAGTGTTATTTGTAACAGTTACTGTATTACCAGTATCTCCATCCACTACATTAAGAGACCCATCAGAAATCTGAACGTCTCCTGCAGTAAGTGTAATAGCATCAGAACCAGCTCCACCAGTTACGACAAATGTAGTTCCTACTGTGAGTGTACCTTGTGTAGTTACAGCGTCATCGAAGTCTGTTGCACCTGCAACATTCAATAATGACCCGTTCCATTGAATCGTTGCATCATTTCCAGTTCCAAATTCGATTGGTTCATTGTCTAGTAAGTCGAGCTTAGTAAACACACCTACACCGGCTTTAGAAACAGACCACGTACTTGCTGTACCTAGAATATCTCCACCAGACCCAGATTGTGAAATCGTAAGGGCTGGGGCTGTGATATTAGCATCAAGAGTAATAGTCCCGGTATCAACAGTAATTGTACTTCCCAATTTTGTTACTTCACATTAAACTTGATTTTATTTTTATCCCTATGATAGTTATACCCATATTTATAATCACATTTTTTACATAAGGTACGCCCGTTAGATATAACGAGACGTAATTTTGGATAAAGGGAGAATGGCTTTATGTGGTCTACTACAATGTCTTTACATTGACTTCCTTTACTTTTATAACCACATTTTATACAAGTAAATCTATCTCTTCTTAATACTCCCATTCTAAATTCTCTATATGCCACCGAAGTTCTTATTTTGTGATTTTCTTCAGTGATTCCACCTTTCCAATTATAATGGTTTTTTCCTTTACCCTTATTACTTAGAAGATGTGCTTTTCGAATATTCTCTATAGCTTCAGGTCGTAACTTCTCCCCTTTATGAGGAGGAGTATGTCCTTTGCTAAAAGATGTTTTATTAGCTTTCATAATCCCTTTTGTACCTTTATTCCAAGCTACAATATTGCGATTAGATTGACTAATACTTATTTTCCTTAATGATTCTTTTGTATGTTTACTGCCTTTTACCATATAAACATTATAGTACCATCTTCGTAATAAATCAAGTTTTTAATGTGCGGAGAAACCTCTTCGGGTTTCTCTCTCTACCTTCATATTGTTATACGTAGAGTTCAGACTGTCGCTTCCCTTTTAAGGGTCTTCTCACTCAGTCGTTGCAAGCCCATTAGCATTCAAAATTTTAATACGTTTATAAAGTAATTCACGTTGCTTTTTGTCAGACTCTTTAATTCTTTTATTTTCACCTTTTCTATTCAAGGTTTTCTGAAAACGAATTAGAGTTTTACACTGCTCACGTTTTCCTACAAGAAACGGAAGTGTCTCTTGTAGTAACTTTAATAATGTATCTTTATCGCCCCACGACATCCACTCATATTTATCTTTATGGTGAACAGCATATTTTTTGCGGAGGTATATTTTACCACCGACTCTATCTCTACACCACTCAACTAAATTAGTATCAGTGTTAGACATAGTAAGGCGAGCTTGATAGGTGTTTCTCTTCTTATTGAAGTTTATATTGAAACATCCCTCTCCATCCATTAAACCAGCAAAATAAGATAATTCATATTTATTCATATAATCTTATTATACACTCAGTAGTGGACGAATACAAGCTATTTTGATGTAAAGGTTCTTGAGGGTTATCCTCTTCAGGACTTTCCCCATTAATCAGAGAAGATTTTTCGACAACTAGAATTAATCGTCGTATGCATCATTTAGACTAAAGTTTGAGACAGCACCTGCAGCACCAAGAGTTGTTGTTGTAGAACCATCCCAATAAACTAGACTTCCTGAGCTATTGATGTAGAGACTATATCCTGCTGTATCGTTTGATACAGGGTTTGAACTAAAAGTATCGGCAAACCTAAGTATACCTTCCTTTAAGTTCAGGTTTCGTATCCCTGTGAAGGGATTTGTATCTATTGTTGGCATATTTTTGACCTTTCTAAGACGAGTAGCCTTCGGTTTGGATTAGCATGCCCTGCTAATTTCCTTAAAGCGTTCTCATCTGAATTAATTAGATTGGGGTTTTTAGAGAAGAACCCCATAACTTCTACCACATTGAGTAAAAGAGCTGTGATAACACTCCAAATATCAAGGCTGTTAAGCGGCGTCTGTTCCTTTTGAACCGACAATATTGCGATAGTCATTGTGACCATAAGCAAACCACATGCTGGCTTTGTGTTGGATTTGACCTGTCTTAAAGACAATGTTAGGGCCTTCTTTTTGAATACCTTGAGCTTCAAAGTACATCAATGAAGGATAACGACCACTCTTTTGAGCGGAATCGATCATATACCAATAACCAGTGTTGCTTACCCAGTGTGCTAATGGGAGTATTTGATACCCCATTACACCCGCGCCATCGTTGTCAAAGGATTCTGGCATCTTGCCCTTCTTAATTGCACCAAGCAATTCGATTGCTTTGAAGTGATTCGCGGAACCACGTGCAACTACGATAGTGTCAAGATTTATGTTCAAAGGTTTACCCTTAGGGCTCTTCATTAAAGAAGCAGTCCTATGAGCAGCCTTCAAACCGGCGTAGTCGAGTGCCATATTTACAGTCGTGCCATCAGTGATACGGTTATTATTTACCGTTCCACCGTCTTCTCGTGTTTGAGAATTAGAGATCAGCTCTACAGTGTTTCCACCTGCAGTAGCTACTGAGAAATTTCCACCCTCATCGGAATGAGTGTAAGAAGTTGCAAAAGCATTCTCTAATCTTTCTGCGAAAAGTTGTTCACGTAAGTCAGAACACGCAGCGAAAGCTTCGTTCGTTACCTTCTCAAGATCACGTTTCTTTATACCGAATTTCCACATTTTCTCGGAAAACGACATAAAAGATCCGTAGTTTACTTGAGTATAAGTTTGATCAAAACCTTGTACTGGTGTCTGTTCTGTAATTACAGCATCCTCTATAATCCTAGACGCATAACCTAATCCAGAAAGTGAAGAATCTTTGAAGTAGTAATCTGTTACTCCGGTTTCTACTCCGGCATACTTCTTGAAATCTTCTGTACCTTTCTCGCTAGCCTTGAGCCAGATTTTATTAACAGCTTTGTTAATAAGATCTGCAGCTTTTCCTATTGTAAGACTCATAAGTTAGTTTTTATTAAGCGGCATCAGGATTAACGCCTTGTCCACCAAGAATGAAGCGACCTGTAATCTTCTTGTCTCCAGTGACTCCAGATGCGTTTTCTTGAATGAAAACAGCTTCTTCGGCTGTACTGTCAGTGCCAGTGTTATTCACTGCACTTTTTGAAGATAGAACCATTCGATCACCATTGTCTGATGTCGAACTGTTGTTGGTTGAAGTTGCTCGAATTGTCATACCATCTGATAATTCTTTAACTTCTGCAGTAGTATCAGCAGTTGTTAAGTCTCCCATAAGGATTCCTAATCGTTGCCAATTCTCTGTAGTAGCAGCTGCAACAGTCCATGCTGTTGCTCCAACTTCTAATTCTAATAGATCGCCTGCAGATGCTGTTATTGAAGCAACAGTCACCTCTTTGACATTTGCTGTGTCACCGCCATCGGCGATAATTTCAAATGCTGGCATAGTTTTAGCGTTAAGTTAGTAAGTTACATATCATCAAGTTCTTTGTCATCCCAGCCCTGCATATGTTGCCGGTCTTTATCTGAGACTCCTTTTTTTGAACTTGTGACCTTGGTAGTACCTCCACCTTTATCAGCTCCGACACCGGCTCGCTTTATAGTGTCTTTTTTCTTGCTGATTTCTTTCTGTGAAGTCTTAGACGAAGAATCACCTGATATAGAATTGTGAATTTTACTAAACAATGTCTTGTACCATTTTCTCGATTCAGAAGGCTTCATCTCGGTTGGTCTTGCGTAGAAACGCGATTCCTCCCTGAATTTTGCCCATAAATCATCGTCATCATATTCAGGATGTGTATCCATGAATGTGCTGAGTGCTTCTCCTTCGATGTCTTCCTGTTGGGTGGCTTGTATGTCACCCTTTTTGACGTATCCTTTAACTTTTAAGAATTTGTCGAGTCTTTCGATCTCTTCAGCATCATAATCGCTTAGGTCGTCATCAGGTTGAGGTTTTTCTTGGGGTTGAGTCGTTTGTGGGCCAACCTGTTTAGGTAACCTATCATCTCCACGTTCCGATCTCCTTTCCCTACGAAGGTCAGAAATCTCATCTCTGAGTTTCTGTTTCTGGTTTAATAGACCAGTTGTCTCTTCGTCCTCATCGTCATCGTCTGTACTATCATCTCCCTCACTGTCTCCACCTTCAACGGCTTCGTCAGCATCCTCTTCCTCTTCGTTAACTTCATCTTCCTCTGATGATTCTTCAGAAGTGTCGTCTTCTTGAGGTTCGGCATTGGGATCGGTTTGTTCGTCGTCGGAAGATTCGACTGGAGTTTCTTCGCTCTCCTCTTGTTTCTCTTCCTCTAATGTCCCTGAGGTATCAAACTCAGGATTGTTAATTATATCGCCCATACGTTTTCTCTTCCTTTTATACTGGCATGAAGTGGCCAGCGTATTGAATAAATTAAATAAGCTCCCGCGAGAGAAACTCACCGGAACCTATCTAAAACACGAACCTAATAAAGGGATACTAAATTAAGACGTGTGTTAGACAGGCTTCAGCGAGCTCCCCTAAACACGGAGTGTATCCCTTTACTAAATTGTAATGTGCATTTTATTTTTTATCTTCTTCTTTGAACATTTCAGGGTCAAGTTTTTCAGCTAGTGATACTGCATATTGAGCACCTACTACTGAAAAATCTGCTTTTCCTTTCAATTGAATCTTCATAAGTTCAACTTGTTCGTCTGATAGTTCAACTTCTTTGGTAAATTTTTGATCTTTCCAAGAAATCTGACCACCTGTAGCTTCTGTCATTCCGACAGTTTTATGTTCTGCTTCTGTTAATTCGATTTTATCAAGTATTTTTAACGCCTTACGAATTTCTGATAGTAGTCCTTTTACTTCATTAACTATCAATCGTGCTGATAGTATCTCCCCTACATTTAGATTAATTTTCTTCATATTGTCACCTCCCTTCAAATTGGGTTATATTGATTATTTATTTATGATGGTTGTTTAATTCTTTCTTCCATGTTTTGTTTTATATTTTGTTTTACGAGCTTACAGTAGTTACGAGTTCCATCGACTCCTTCATTATTCTTAATTACTATAAATCTCTTATCTCGTCCGCCAATCATTTCCTTCTCTTCTTTTGGAAGTGATGAGTATTCGTCTGGTACATAGATTGTTAGTTCAAATACTGGCATATCAGATCGAGTGTTTACTTCTGCTTCAAACTCGGTTCCTAGTACGTCATCAATTACTGCGCGAATTTCACCGGGAACGTAACTTACTTTACCTGTAATCTGGTCGTCAAGTTCTTTTAATTTAAGCTTCTTAGCTTCTATCTCAGCATCAATATCACTTGTTGGGTCTATACTTGTTTCAGGTTGGGTGGGAAGTATAATAGGAGTGGGTTGTTCTGTGTTTTCCTCTGGTTTACCTACTGGACCTTGATCTATATCTGCTGTTGGTGAACCTGATACTGTTTCATCCTCCATCGGTTTATCTGCTGGTCTATCCGGTAACTGTGTTGCATTCGGTTCAATATCAGAATGAACTGATACTAGATGTTTGTTGTAAAAATCCTCTCTTTTGTATTCTTTATCACAATGTGGACATTTCATAATGTTCTTATTAATTATATTTCAAACTGAGATTTAATTGGAGTCTTACCTGTTGTAAAGATCTTTGGCTCTCTCATGCCATTTGGATCGTATTGTATTGTGCAGGCAATCTTCAACTCTTCTCCTACTTCAACAGCTCTATGAGCCTTTATTCCTAGTATTGTATCATAACTCTTTACACTAGCGAAGTCTTTTTGTATCAATTCCTTTTGTTGCGCGAGGTTAGCAAGCATCAACATTATATTGTGGAGATCACCACGCCATACAACACCTTCTTTGTCATCCCATTTAAGTTTAATATACTTACTTGGTGTAACTTCTTTGTTCCAATTGACTGTAATATCGATCTGTCCACCTCCTTGAAGTGGGATACTCATATCACGGTACTCATCGAACTTTGATTCTTCTTGTTTTTCTTTTTCTCCTTTTTCCATATATTATTCTTTAGGTTGTTCTCTTGCTAATCGATATGCTTCTTCTAATAAATAACGCATACCCTCTATCTTCCCTTCAATTTCCAATGTATTAATTGCTATTTGATCTAATGTTTTACCAACTGCTGAGATTCGTTTTCCACGTAACTTTCCCCTAAGTGATAGTTCCAGATCTTCAAACGCTTTCCATTGAGGTGATTGTATTAACTTTCTTAATTGCTCGTTGCGTTGATCTTCAAACATATTATCTATTTTCTCCCTTAAAGATATTACGTACTCCACCAGCTATTCTATTGAGTAATCCACCAGTACCCTCTTTGGGTTTAGTACCTACATCACCCGGTGGTACAACTGTTTGTGCTCCAGATTGCTGTGGTGCACCCTGTTGTGGCGCTCCTTGCTGTACTTGTTGCTGTTGCTCTTCTTGTGTAGGCATCCAGTCTTCCCATTTTCGATCGTATGTCTTGAGGATCTGTCTGATAGGTTTCTCTAAATAAAATGCTCCTACAGCATGCTGTTGAATCAATGGGATCAATAGATTGCTCATCTCTAACGTCATTTGTTTATCAAGCTCCTTTGTATGTTCTAGGATTGATTGAGGTTTGATATAGACTATACCGTTCCATGAAAGTCCAGATGGTTTTGTTCTGAAGAATCGAGCGTCTTCTGTTTCATTGAGGTTTCCTTCCTTGTCTGATTCTAAGTTGATATATGTTTCAGGGAATCGTTTAGCGAAGAACTCTTCTTCACCAGTCTCTTCGTTGTCCTTTCTGAAGAATAACTCTGGATCACTCTGAATCTCCTGCATGTAATTACGGATAGTTTCGGAATCTGTTATTTGAATAACCTCTGGTACTGACATGATCTGCTCATTGAGAGCGATTGTAAGCTGAGCATCAACTTCTAATGCGTCTACAATATTCCAGAGAGGAATCTTTAATCGTTTAAGTGCAGCTTCTTTAGCTTGGAATACTTCACCAAGTGTTCCACCTGTTACTTGACCTTCAACACCTTTGGTAATACCTGAGTCTTCATCGATTTGTTGATCTGCAAGCTCAATACCTTTCCATGCTTCTTGTCCAGGACCGGGAACATTCATCCATTCGATATTCTTTGGATCCATAACCTGTATACCTACACCCGGTTCAATCTCTATACGTCCATCTCCATCGATCTGATCTGTGCCAGTATGGAAGAACATCTTATAGATTGAGAGCACGAGTTGATCCATGGTCATGTTTATGAGCTTATCTTTAAGCGCCTTAGACTCTTTCATAGCTTCTATGAGTCCTATACCATATGGAGTGTTTGTGTTTCGTTCAGTACAATATGTCCATGAGCATGAGAGTTTCTTGTGATCTGCTGGTAGTGAGTCTACTAGAATCCATACTCCGTTAGCACGGATTGCGAATATATCTCTACTTTTGTTTTCATAGAATAAACATGTAATGATTTCTTTGTCTTGATATGATTCACCTGACTCATCGTCTTCATCTTTTTTACTAGGTGGTTTGACTGAATCTATATTATTGTATTCTTCTTTGGGGAATAACTCTTTGAATACATCGTATCCATAATCAATCTCCCAACACCAATCACGTGCTGAATCTTGGTCATCAGCCTTTGCCATGTCATCAATCCAGCATCTCTTGGGATCTAATGCTTCACGAAATACTCCGTTGTAATCTTCTATTTCTCTTTCATTACCATCCTCATCAGCTACTGTGCGTACTTCTAGTTTAGGATATGTACGTCCAATAGACCATCCGTATTTAACTAAGTTGAATGTAAATGGTAGTAAATACTTTCGTTTTGATTTTCCTTTTTGCCATGAGTCTTTGTAAAGAGCTTCTACTAGTTTTGTGTTTTTTTCAAATTTACGTGCCTTTGGTATGAATACACCCTCTGGATTACGTTCTACAAGGATACTAACTGCTGTTTGTAGCTTACTATAGAAGTCTGTAGTGGATATATCTGATTGCCAGTCATCATCTCCGAGTTTAACTGGGCGAGATAGCCAGCCTTTCTCATCATCTGATGCGAATGCTACTGTTCCACCGTCTTGCTTTGAAAGTTTCTGTGGTATGTAAATATTGTCTATGGATTTCCATAATTCATCAAGGTTCTTGCCAAATACACTTTCGCGAGAACGTTTTAATTCCTCGTCAATACGATTATCAAGCCAATCATAAGTATCAACCATCTCTGGTTCAGACTGTTTTGACCATTCTTTCTTCTCATCGAAGTCTTCTTTTTTAATCTTTTTGTCTGCCATCTTTTAATTTGGTAAGTAATTTATTATTTTTTAATATTGTGTATATGTCAATAACATCGTTGACTGTAATGATACTTGAGTCTATTATAGCTTGTCTCCAAAAGCGTTCCTTCTCTTCGCTTATGTCTTCGAAATTATGCAAATGGAGTATTAGTAACAAATACAGATGGAGATGACCATTGTTATGACTCGATACGAATTTTACTCTATTCAAATTCATTCTTAATCTTTTGTATTAATCTCTGGAGTTCCTTGAATCCTTCTGAATCTCTTTTGTACTTCTGGTATGTTTCAGTCTTCATCTCATGCTGTCCACCTTTTACTGGTATGAGTATCTGAATAGATTTTCTTCTAAAGTGAACTTTCATTATAGTGAGCGGAAACGTTTATTAGTCTTACTAGCAAAATCTCTATCCTTTCTCTTCCATTCTTCGAACTTCTGTTGTACTGGATCAAGTGGTGCAGCTGATTTAGTCTTGATACGTCTGCTCATCATTCCGTATCGTATCGAGTCATAGGCGTGATCCTCTCCACAATCAACATCTTCAATGTCATGCTTGTCTGTAATGAGTTCTGGTATTGTTCTGATTGCTTCTTTACAAGTGTTCCAGAAGAATATTGTTGGGCCTTTTAAGCGTTGATGGAACTCAATCTTACCTTGATGTCTGTTTGTATATGCTTGTTCATAGCGTATGGGGAATATTGTTCGCATTACTTCGACACCACTCTTGCGCGTTTGTTCGTTCTTCTTGAATGAATCTACTCCAACTACTATGTATTTGATTGCTTCACGTCGTGATGGGTCTTCTGTCTCTGTGAATCCTGAGTAGTCTCTAGCGTCTTCAGCCCAATCTTTGTAAGTCTTCCCAGTGCTGTAGATCTCTCTGTATACAATTATGTTACCTTCGTAATCTATTGCACACCAGTATAATGCACCCGGAGCTGTGAAACCGTAGTCAAAGCACATAAACTTCTCATATTCAGCTTCGATCGGCATGTCTTCAGGCTTTACAACTACTTTACTTTGGTTCCAATCAGTGAATGCTTGTCCTTCAAATACATCCCAATTACCATCTTTGAATGCTCTACGCATTGATTCTGGTAAGCCATCTAATGAGTCATAGTAGCTCTTATTAAGTAGGGGATTGTCATCTGCTTTAGATTGAACGAATATAAATTGATCTGCTTCCTTCTCTGTCTCTTCAAAGACTCGATCCATCCATAATTGTTTAACCCAACCATGCCCTATTCCACCGGGATTTGTTCCTGCAATGAAGCGTACATCAGTGACACCCGGCCACCTGAGACGCGTTCTAAGGAAATCAAACTTGTCTTTTGAGTTCATAGTAAGCTCATCTACTGCAATAATGGCAAATTCTGCTGATTTATACTTACTAGGATCATCTAGGTTACGAAATACTATTACCCAACTACCATATTGTGGCTTGGCAATGAATGCTTTTCCGTACTGTTTATGATCTGCGTGGAAATCTCCCAACCATTCCGGGAACTCAAATGTTAGTTTTGAAAGGTGTCTATCTTTTAATGCTGGATAATCCTCGCAGAATATACCTCCTACAATTCCTTTTAATCCAGTTTCAATTGTTTTCTCTAATAGATACTCAGCTACATGCCAACGTATCCAATAGCTATTATGAGTTGGTATAAACTGCTTGCCAGCAATATACATTCCATCATGGTTTGCAATCTGTATACACCTCATCTTCTGTTTACCAACTAACTGTACATCGACGATATATCGCCTGTTATTTCTAGAATTAATCTTATGTTTTTGTCGAGACACTTTCCTGCTTAAACGGAATACTGGGATGGTAGTTATAAACTTAGCATTATGATACATTCCTATCTTACCATTGTTGTAACACGTCTTTTCCACCAATGAAGTATGAACAACGATGCCAAATGTTCTAATCAATTCTACTACATTCTCAAATAACCGTTTATCTTTAAGTGTTATTCCTATACCACCGTCTTTATCGCACCAACCATCTGTATCCATAACCCCTTGCAAAAGTGCCAATCGCTGATTATGCGAAGCTCTTAAATATTCACTCGGTATATGCTTATTTCTATACAATCCATATTTACGAATCAATCCAATAAAACCAGTAATATTGTGTGATTTTATATTAGCATGATGAGTGACAGTAAACCCATCTCTCTCTATATTTTCAAAAATCTCTTTATCAATCCCAGTTATACCACCACTGATTGAGGTTCCATCACCGAGCCAAGCACCAAGTGTATAAGGGGAAATCGGTAGATTCTTCTCTAGCAATACTAATGGCTCTGGTTGTTCTATAGAGTGATTATTATTACCATCAACTAATACGGTTTCAGCTATTTCTTTCGTGGTTCTTATTGTCCCAGTCGAGGGTTCTAAATAATTAAAGGTACGTTTTGTATTCAGTATTGCAAGATCTGGTCGTTTACCAGTACCTAGCTTTACTCTTGTTTGTTTTCTTTTGAGTCGATATACATCATTTCGCCTAGATGCTATTCCTCTTTCTCGAATAGTCATCGTCTTCCATAGATGACTTTGTCCAGCAATCATTGATGTTCCATCAGAGAAAAACAATTCGTATGCTTCATCCTCTGTTGGTTCAGTAACACCCATAACCATGACGGGTTTCCCATTTTCACCTAATACATAGTCACCAACAATAATATCTTTATTTTTTATCCATCCATTGGGAGTTGGTATATCCTCATTAAGTCTTAATAGTTTTCCCCCTCCCATAGCTCCGCCATATAGTGTGAA